GGTGCTAAAACTGTGCATACCGTACGAAGTGCGTTAGACATCGTTTGGTTCTCCTTGGGAAGCAGGGCTGGTTTTCGGACTGGCCCTGTTTCTTTTTGTGTTGACAGTCGTGTTGCATTACCTGTATGGCTAACTAACACAACGTCAAACAAAGGAGATTGACACATGGAAGTAATTATAAAGGACGACGACCGCAGACAGCTTTTGAAGGCACACAATGATCTGCGTAACATGATCACCACGATTCACGAGTGCCACGATGTTTGGATGTCCGACGTAGGCAAGCTAGAGCATCTGCAACATCTGTTGCATCACGCGCTCAAGTTCACCCCGCCGGTTGACGAAGAAGGCAAGAAGATGTGGTGGCGTGACTATGTCTACGAAGAAGAGGTGCCGGTTGATGAGTAATCACCAGAACGAAATGACCCTTGAGCGTTTGTACGACGAGGCAATAGAGGAGCTACGGCCCCTCTTTGTTTCGGATGATCCATACAGCTACAAGGAAGAGGACTTACACCTTGCCGCTGTCGACTTGGCAAAAAAACGATGGGAGACAGACTATGACTAGACTCTATCAATTAGTGATGGACAGCGCAAAGAACCCGCTGTCCAACATCCCTGACGTAAACACCCGGCACATGATTATGCAAGTTCTTGCGTGGATGTGGTGTATTGTGTTCTCGTCGTGGGTGGGATCGATTGTTGTGTTTGGCATCAGTGCGCTTGTCCACGCAATCTTGTTGGCTGGTATCTTTATCACGTTGAGTGTGTTTGAGACTGCCAAGCGTAAGCCGCAGTATTTTGGTGGGCTGGGTAGAGGCAACGGGGGTGAACATGAATAGATACTATGTAGAATGTGTATCACACTATGAAGAACTAAATACTGGACAAAACCGTCAGCGCACGATGTATTTGTATGTCTATGCCTACAGCCCAGAACAGGTAAAAGACATGCTGAAAGAATATGAAATCATCACACTTGACCAGACGGATTAGGAGGTGAACATGAATAAGTTGTGGGACAAGGCTGTGGAATATTGCCTCACGCACGATGACATTGAGATATTCCTGCTTGCGTGCTGCTGGGCTTTCTTGGGCTGGATGATGTTCCACGCCTTTAATGGCATCATGGAAAGGATTTACTGCTGATGGAAAACCATGTCGAATCTTGTCACTGTTGGCATTGTGGCGGCTACGGCAAAGTCTCGTACATATTTTGTGATGTCGAGAAATGGATGGAATGTCCCGACTGTAAGGATGGTGACCTCTACCGCGCAAAGATCACACAGACGACGGTGATCCGTGCCTTCTTGACACAAGCAAAACATGCACTAGAAGACATAGACCTGATGGACAGCGACCTTGATCAGATATACACAAAGATCGATCAGGTGGTTGCTGATGTTGAACACTACGAGACAAAGGTAGGTACAAGAAATGGGTAAAGTAAAAGACTGGGTAATTGAGATGGAAGAGGACGCCTCGTACATGACAAGGCAGGAATTCATCGACAAGCACGGCGAGACAGTGGCCGAATATTACGACGAATTGCAACTGCAATTGCAGATAGACTATGCTGATCCGGGTGACGGTTTTACTCACCCACAGGATATGGACTAAATAATGTCAGCCAAAAATATTGTCAGCCTAAAAATTGTCAGTCGAAATATTGTCAGCCAAAAGCCCACAACATTGTCGCCCGACTACCCATGTGACAAATGCGGTGAGCCTGCCATGACAAACGATTCGGGGCAGTTGCGCTGTCCGTCCTGTTGGCTGCAAGAAAAGGGAAGACAAATAAAACCTATTGACCGGGGCGGCTATCGTCCGTAAGGTTTGGCAACGATTAGGAAACACGACAAGGAATCAACGACATGAAAAAACGTATACACATAAACCAGCACGTCATCCGGGCTAACAAAAAGAATGGCACGCATAACCCGGTGATCACGGTTAAAACCAGCAAGAGAAATCATTATACTTACGCCGCAGAAATCGACGGCTTGTCGCGTGTTGTTTATTCACCGAACAAGCCGCTTTCGTGTGGTGCGCGTGTGTGGATTGAAACCGACGCGCCAGTTTGGCTGCATAGCGGTGAGGTGATCACATGACAAAACAAGCCACGCTAGTTGATCACGAACGCATGATCTACAACATCACCAGCGTCTATCGTGACGCTGATGCAACACAATATAATGAGGGGCTTTTGTGGTACTCCGATGCACAGAGGGCAGCGTATGATATCGCAGAAAAATATGATGTCCCTGTTTATATTGCTGTTGCGGTTATCGCTGCGCTTTCACCTAACAACAAATGGGCGCGAAATATTGTCAATGCCGATGCCTTGATTGGCGCGTTCATCCGGGGCGATGGTCTCTTGTCGGTGAAGGTCTCGACCTATCACGCTATGAAGCGCAAGGCATGGAATATCTTGGCGGCGCGTCCAGACTACGACGGGGCAAAGGCCATGCTGAAAGGTCAAAAAATCACGTCATTTTTCTGTGACATCATGGGCGAATTCAACGTCACGATTGACGGTCACGCACGAAACATTGCCTACGGTGAGCGCGTCGGCTTGACCGACGACCGGTCAAACATTGGCGTCCGTGAATACCGCGCTTTGCAGGCTGCATACCAAGAAGCCGCCCGGCGCGTCGGCCTCATGCCCTACCAGCTACAGGCAATCACTTGGCGCGTCTGGCGTGACCGGCATGGGATCAAATAATGTCAGCGCCATGCTTCAAATATTGTCAGCGCTATGCCTCTAGTTTGGGGATTGGTTGGGGGTTTCCTGCGCCATTGTTCGGGGGCGGGACTGTCGGGCCGGTCATCGGTTGCCGCGAGTCGCGGGGCGGCAACCAACTTTTGCCGGGGCTGCAAAACTTTTTTGCGCCCGGGACTTCAACTGGTGCAAAACTTGTGCCATGATTCAGGGGTTGGCAATCCTGCCAGCCAGAAAAGGAGAACAAGCTATGCTTGATTTAGTACCGACTAACGATGCCATCCGCCCCATAGGTGACGGCTGGGAATATCGCCACAACGACCTAAATGACCTGTCGCTTTTTGCAGAACATGGCAGGGTTAGCAAGGTGCCGATCGATGCCTTGACCAGCTATCCCGATCGCACTGCCCACGGGGAAGTTATCCGGGACATCATAACGCCGACGCGGCTGAAGGGCTTTTCTGCCCTTGTTAACGACGCGACCGGGGAACTGTTACAGACCCGGCCAGTCGGTGACAGCTACAAGCTGGTTTCCCATGATAAGCTTTTTGCCGCGCAAGCCGACAGGCTTTCCGACGGTGACTTGCCAACGGGAAACGTAACGGTAACTGACCGGCTTTATGATGGGGGACTTCGAGCGCATCGGACCATTCACTTTAACGACCTGTCGCAAAACATTGAACATCTACGCGACCGGGTTGTCTGCCGGATGGACGTGTTTAATTCTGTCGACATGTCATGGGCCTTTCAAATATTCAGCGGCGCTTATCGCGACCTTTGCCGGAATACTTTGGTATTTGGTGGCGAGAAGGCATATCACCAGAAGCGAAAGCACACCAAGAATTTGTCCGTCGGCGCTCTTATCAGCAAGGCGGCCATGGGTTTGGAATTCTGGCAAAACAACAGCGACCAGATGCAACTATGGCGGGGCCGGGCTATGAACAGTCAGCAATTTGCTGCGCTGCTGGCGGAAACCATTTGCAAGAAAAAAGACGCGGCAGCGGAAGCCGGTCAAGGTGACGGTCTCAACCGGCGGCTGATGAATTACTTGTTGCATCGCTTCGAGGAAGAGGAGCGGGAACTGGGCCGCACGATGTGGGCCGGTTATAACGCTTTGACCCATTGGTCTACCCATACGGATACAGAGTGGACCGATGCCGACGGCAAAACATGGCAGACAGGCCAAAAGACGCAACGGTCCCATATGGTTGCCCGTCAGCGTGCCGACGCCGTCCGGACGGTGATCGAATCCGACCGGTGGCGGAACATGGAAGGATTAGCCTTTGCATGACCTCATCGCCTCAATATTCCGGCTTTGCTGGATTCTCTTGTTGGTGATTATCATTGCCAGCATTCTCTAGAACGAAAGGAACCAAAACGATGAAAGTACCTAAGACCTTACTCAACGACCTTCGTAGCTTGGCGGATCGCTTTGAAAATGTAATCCGTGCCGACGAGCGCAAGCGCCTGTTGGCAAAATTCCGGGCCGAGACTGGGCGCAAGCCAGTAGCCAAGCCGGAGCCGCTTTACCCCGTGACCGGGCTGCACGGTGAGCCTTTGAACGAGACGCCACCAGCGCGGGTTAAGACTGTGGCCCATAATGTCGATATTGGCCCGGGTCATCATCGGCTGCTGGCCGAACTGGCGAAAGGTTATCAGGCCGCGCCAACCATGGCCGGTAACCTCGGGTTTACCCGTTTGACGGTGGTCCGGTATCTGTCCGACCTCCGCAAGGCAGGGTATCCTATCAAGGCAAAAAGCACGGGCCGTCGCGCTGCTGGCCGGTATCAGAAGATTTACCGGCTTGACGCTACCGGCTGATCTGTGGCTATAATCCGGGGCGGTCCAGATCGGGCCGCCTCGAACCTTTGGAAAAGGAACCAAACCAATGCAAAGCACAATCAAAACCGAACTGACCACATCTGAAGCCGCCGACGTTTTCGCCATCACTGAACACGAGCTAAAGGTGTTGCGGTATCATCTCGACGCCATCAACAATCAGATCAGGGGGCTTGAGGCATTCATGGATTCCATGGGCTTTACTAGCTGGATCGGCAGCGAGTCTCCCCGTTCGATCAAGAAGGCAGAATTTACGGTGAAGACTGACTAACCTGTTCCGCCTCCCGGTGCGGCGGTAGTAGCCCGGGTTTTCCTCCATACCGGTCACAGACCGGCACTTGCCCCCGGCCATAGCGTCGGGGGTTTTTTTGTGGGCATGACCCACAATAATGGCTTGGCGGTTGTACTGGCGGGATAAATCCGGCGGCTTGTGTTTCGGGTAATGCTGCGCCGGGTGACCTCAAACGACAGCCCGGCGGGTTACCCATACCGGAAAAAATGTCAGTCAGACGAGAACACCGCGCGGGGCCGCGACCTATTAGGCCCGGCTGGTCCCCGGCTTGTTGCAAAACACTTTGGTAAACGTCAGACGGCGGATCACCGATGGGGAGAGGCCCGTAGGGGCTGCTAGGGCCACCCGGGGTGTACCGGTACTTGTATGCAACCCCAGCATATTTTTTGTATTTTTTTGTTTTTTGTATGGATAAGTGGGCATGACCCGTCATACAGCCCCGGCATGCTATGTCAGCATGACCCCCAGTGTAGAACTGAGGGGATATATCCCGGCGGGTACTAGACCCAGTCTACATACGGATGTTCTGTTTGTCAAGTATTTTGTTTTTTCTGTTGACAATCAGTGTTACTAGCTCTAATATTGTATCGTGGGCCGTTTCATACACGGTATATTCCCACAAATCTGTGCAATTACGCCTGTAACCACGGTGAATAAGGCTGATTGAGACGCCCACACCCTCTTTTTTACATAAAAAACAATGAATCTGCTTCCAAAACAATACAAAGAGCGGGTACTTACCCCTCAACAGAGCCAGTTTCTTGAACTTTTGTTTGAAAACGGTGGAAATGTAACCCAAGCTGCCGTAGATGCGGGGTATTCCCGTGGTTCTGCCCAGTGGCTGAAGCAAACATTGGCAGATGAGATCATTGAACGCACAAAAAGCATACTTTCAGTAAATGCAATAAAAGCAGCAAACCGTGTAGTCTCCACAATTGACAATCCCGCCCCCGAACGAGGTGACGAATTACGGCTAAGAGCCGCTGAATCGTTGCTTAACCGCGTAGGAGTTGCAAAACAAGAGACACACAACCACAATGTACAAGCAATACACGGTGTAGTGCTGTTGCCACCAAAGAATGAAGTAGTGATTGATGGCTGAACAAGCCCCCAAGAGGCGCGGTAGACCAAAAAAAGACCCAAACGCACCCAAGGCCACGTATAACCTGTCTACAAAGGAACGTGCCCGTCGTGCAGCTACAAAGCGAGTCAACGCCGCCAAGAAGCGTGCAGAGAAATCAACTAAAGCAGCAGAGGATAAACGCAGATATGCCCGAAAGCTTGAACAAACTACAACAAAAGTTGAAAAAGCTCTTGTCGGGGATAGCTCTGCCACAATCGATCTTGGGGATTTGGCTGCTTTGCCAGACGCAGTGTCGGACCTTGTTGGCGAAAGTGAAGTTGTTTTTCAACCGAATGACGGACCTCAAACAGATTTTCTATCGGCGGGTGAACGAGACGTACTCTACGGCGGTGCTGCCGGTGGTGGAAAAAGTTTTGCACTTCTTGCTGATCCGCTACGTTACTGTCACAATCCTAATCATCGTGGTCTTCTTCTCCGTCGTACACTGGATGAACTTACCGAACTAATCGACAAGTCCCGCCAACTGTACCCCAAAGCTTTTCCCGGGGCAAAGTTCCGCGAATCAAAGTCTACGTGGGTGTTCCCCTCTGGAGCCACGATCTGGTTCACCTATCTTGACAAAGACAAGGACGTGACCCGCTTTCAGGGTCAAGCATTCAACTGGATCGGCATAGATGAAATTACCCAGTATCCTACACCCTATGTCTGGGATTACTTGCGTTCTCGCCTTCGTACTACTGATCCTGAACTCCAGCAACACCTGTACATGCGCTGCACAGCCAACCCCGGAGGAGTGGGTGGTTGGTGGGTCAAGAAAACATACATTGAAGATGTGGAACCAAACAAGCCTTTTCCTGCCTTCGATATAGAAACAAAAACACCCTTTCTGTGGCCCAACGGTCACGAGAAGGCAGGTCAGCCGTTGTTCTTTCGTAAGTTTGTCCCGGCACGGCTGACCGACAATCCCTACCTCATGGCAGATGGTCAATACGAGGCCATGTTGAGGTCGCTCCCCGAAGTCGAACGAAAGAGGCTTCTAGAAGGTGATTGGGACGTGGCGGAGGGAGCGGCCTTCCCCGAGTTTTCAAGGAGTCGGCACGTTGTCGAACATTTCGAACTACCTACTAATTGGCCACGAATACGGGCGGCGGACTACGGCTACGCAAGTCCTTCGTGCGTTCTGTGGGGGGCTATTGACTGGGATAGTAATATCTGGGTTTATCGTGAGTTATATGTCAAACACTTGACAGCAGAGCAACTAGCTGATAAAATAATGGAAGCAGAACAACTTGATCCAACACCACACTACACCGTGTTGGACTCGTCGTGCTGGAACAAAACAGGATTCGGCCCGTCTATTGCAGAAACAATGATGCGTGCCGGTGTTCGTTGGACACCCTCTGATCGCAATCGTGTCCAAGGCAAGATGGAAATACACCGCCGTCTTGCTGACGATCCCTACACAGAAGAACCACGACTACGTATCTTCTCCAGTTGTCAAAACATAATCAAGCAACTTGCTGGCATACCACTCTCCAAGTCAAACAGCGAAGACGTAGATACAAAGTCCGAAGACCACGCATACGATGCTCTGCGATACATGTTGATGACACGCATGAGTGGGTACACATCAATACACAAACAACTTGGTGCAATCAAGAGTCAGGTGTACCAAGTTCAAGATGAGACCTTTGGATACTGATGGCAAAAGAAACATTTCAACAGATATCTAGCGAAATTATCAAGAAAGCAAAAGATGGCACTCTCACCATAGGAGAGGCTATTGACTTTACGCTAGACCCTCGTGTGCCCCTGACAGAAGATTATAGCGTAAAAAACGCAAAAGGTGAATTCCCCGCTCGTAATCGAGTGCAGACTCTAAAAAACAGTCTTAAACTTCTGCAAAAACGAGCGCCCGATTCTTTTCCCTTGGGAGTAGACACTCCACTAAAAGACATGCGTCAGCCGGAGATCGTATTTCTGTTCAGGCGTGACGGTTCTCCTGACATGTCCAATCGGGCATACAATTATCAGACATTTGAAAATATATTTTTCAATGCCCTCAAGGGCAAACGAATTGAACGATTCTTTGAAGTCGTAGATGGCAACGAAGAGGATATGTATCCTCGACTTGCTGGCACCGGCAACCCTATGGGAACGCAGCGCACTGGTCTTGCCGGTGAGCGGCCCATGCAGGGAACGCTTCCTAAAGCAGAACTAGATGCTATCTACGCCGAAGCTTTACCTGAAATTAGCGCAAACTACGGAGACAATACGGCGCGTCTCGCAGAATACCACAGACTTACTTTCCAACGTCCAGAACAACTCCTAAATCTTAAAATAAGTGATGTTGTGGTCAAGGGTGATACTATCACCGTAAAAGGTAAAGTCACTACAGGAAAAGATCATAAGGGTCGTCCTGAACTAAAATACAAATCTAATTCTCCTATGGGAGAGTTGTTGATAGCGGCATTGAATGATGAATCTATTCCAATGTCAGGTAATGACCGCTCTCTGTTTGGTGTGGACGAGGATACCTTCAACGCAGCCTTCAACAATCATGTAGGAACCCGTCTAGAAAAGTTTGCCGATGTTCTTCCGCTTGCAGACGTGAAAGTTGAAGAGGGCGGTAAAGTTGTTCGTATTGATCAGAAGCCCGTAACCACTCCGTCTGCAATTCGCTCTATCGTCCCGCACTACATGTTGAAAGACATGAAAGTAAACAGGGATATTGTTCAAGGCTTGATGGGTCACAAGCCAAATGATGAACTAGCAAACAACTACGCTGGTGTTATCATTAACGAAGAGCTTCCGAATGTCTTGCAAAACCCAGAGGCGTTTGCTGAAACAGGATTCGCCACTACAAAGGGTGGAAAAGTCGGACTTGAGGTTGATCTGCTTGATGAAGATCAGAGGGCCAAACTTGCTGACGAATATCTAGAAACCCAATCTGCAGAGCTAGAGGCTCGTAAGGCAACAGCCGGAGCAACTACTGCGGAAATGGGACTGCGTCAACAGGCTGCTACTGTCGAACGTGCTGCAGGTATGCCAGAAGAAATCGCTGCTGAAACAACCATTGCAGAGGGAAAAGCACAGATAGAACAAGTGCAGTCTGAAGCCAGAAAGACTGCGCGTGTAGAAGCAGATGCCAAAAAGGGCGGCGATCTGCGAGGTATGCTGCGAAATATTCTGAATAAAGATACACTTCAATCGGCAGCCGTTGCTGTACCGGTTATAGCGGATACACTATCACGACTCCCCATGGTCGGGGGAGCGGCTGAACTTGGCTTTGGCCTATTTGAGAGAAGTCAGCAACCTCCGCTTCCAGAGGGAGAGGGTCCGTTCCTTGTATCTGACACTGATTCTTACAGCTTGGCAACTCAATATGGGGCTGCGCAGGCTGAAAGATTCGGACTGCCCCCCACCGCAGGAAAACTGGCAGGGGCCGCCGCTGAATTTTTTACAGGCGCTCCTAGTGCAATTATGGAACGACGCGGCAAAGACATAGAGTACGTAGAACCGTCCATGCTACGGGAAGCTCGACAGTCGAGAGAAGCACGAGAGTCGAGAGATGAATTTGGAAATCTCGATCCAGACACGGGTTTACCGCCACAACCGCGCGGTATGCTAGAGGCAGGAAATGCCCCATCTAAGGTTCGAGAGGCCCGAGGCCGCGCTCTTCGCGGTGAAACCACGTCCATGCTGGACGTACAACCACAAACTCTTTAGGGAGACAATAATGCAAAATCTAAACATGGGTGAAGCGTACATTATGAACGCGGACAAAGTATCCGTAGACGATCAGATGGGCGCAGACAAACTGTACCGTGAAGGTCTGGAATTCGACACTCGCGCTCAGACTGGTGTTCTGACCGAAGACATGCCGAAGCAGATGACCAAGGGTGCAGTCGATCCTTCGCTGTTTAAGATGGCTGAAGAACGCGACTACTAAGAGGTAGGTCGATATGGCTGACAACTTTCTGGAACCGGCTGACGATACAGCAGTTCCGCTCATGGACCCAGAGGAACAACTTCCGGGCCTAGCGGCGTATGTGAAGCATAAATTTGAAGACTCGGAAAACGGACGTTTCTCGTACGAACAGCGATGGCTGCAGTCGTACAAAAATTTTCGTGGCATTTACGATTCCACTACACAGTATCGTGACTCCGAACGATCCAAAGTGTTCATCAAGATCACCAAAACAAAAGTGCTTGCAGCATACGGCCAGATCGTTGATATTCTGTTTGCCAACAAGAAATTTCCAATGGTTGTCGAGCCGACTCCGGTGCCAGAGGGTATCGCAGAGTTTGCACACATGCAGACTCCGCTGGATGATATCCTAGAAGACCCGTACGGCTTCGCTGGGGACGGTAGAGAGATGCCCTTTGGGGCCACCCAAGCAACACCGTCTATGGACTTTCTAGGGGGCTTACAGGGCCGTTACGGCAACGCTCCTATTCAACCGGGTCCATCTCTTGCTGGTGAACCCCAAATCAGTCCAGCCCAAAAGGCTGCACTAAATATGGAGAAGCAAATCCATGACCAACTCCTTGACACAAGTGCTGTTAATGTTCTTCGATCTTCTATCTTTGAATCAGCACTTCTGGGAACTGGTGTTGTAAAAGGCCCGTTCAATCACTACAAGCGAATCCACAGATGGGAAAACGGACCAGAGGGTCGCGTGTATTCCCCGTACGAAAAGATTGTTCCGCGCATTGAGTATGTTTCTACGTGGGACTTTCACCCCGATCCCTCTGCAACCACAATCGATGACTGCGAGTACGTTATCCAGCGTCACCGCATGAATCGTTCGCAGTTCCGTAGTCTGATTGCACAGCCTTTCTTTTACAAGGATGCAATCGAAGAGTGCCTTGCAAAGGGACCAAACTACGAAGACAAGTATTACGAAGATACCATTCGCGAAGACGAAACCGAACCGTACTACCAGAACAATCGCTTCGAGGTTCTAGAGTACTGGGGTGTTCTTGACGGCAAGATGGCTGAAGAGTCTGGACTTGACGTTGCAGAACAGATGAACGAATTCGATCAGGTGCAGGTCAACGTGTGGGTGTGTGGTACAATGGTGCTGCGCTGCGTTCTGAATCCGTTTACACCAGCGCGTATTCCGTATCAGGTGTTCCCGTACGAAATCAACCCTTATCAGATTTGGGGCGTTGGCGTAGCGGAGAACATGGAAGACGCACAGATGCTAATGAACGGTCACGTTCGTATGGCAATCGACAACCTTGCTCTTGCTGGCAATCTGGTATTTGACGTGGACGAAGCAAGTCTCGTGCCGGGACAGAACATGGACATCTTCCCGGGCAAGATATTCCGTCGTCAGTCGGGCGTTACGGGCACAGCAATCAACGGCCTCAAGTTCCCCAACACAGCGCCTGAAAACATACAGATGTATCAGATCAGTCGCCAGCTTGCGGACGAAGAGACAGGTCTACCGTCCATCATGCACGGACAGACAGGCGTGACGGGCACAGGCCGCACAGCATCTGGTTTATCTATGCTGCTTGGCGGTGCAAGTCTGTCTCTCAAAACGGTCATCAAGAACATTGACGATCAGCTTCTGAAGCCGCTGGGCGAGGCATACTTCCAATGGAACATGCAGTTCAACACCGATGCACCCACAATCGAGGGCGACCTAGAGATCAAACCTCGCGGTGTAGCAGCCGTCATGCAGAAGGAAGTGCGTAGTCAACGACTCACCACGCTGCTTCAGACCGTGTCGAATCCGATGCTGGCACCATTTATTAAGATTCCAAACCTGATGCGAGAGCTTGCTATTGCACAGGACATTGATCCAGACAGCCTCGTCAACGATGTTAGCGAGGCACAGATATTCGCAGAGATGTTGAAGGGACTAGCCAATGCTCAACAAGAAGCAAGCCAGCAAGGTCAGCCAACTGGTGACCAACAAGGAGGCATGGGACAGTCTGGAGGAGTACCTCCGGGAGCAAATCCAGATGACGCTTCGGGCGTTGGTGGCGGCACAATCGGAACTGGAAGTGTTCCGGCTGCAGGGGAAGATAACTTCACTGGAACAGATCAAGGGGCTGAAGGCGGACTATGACGCCGCAATAAGGATGAAGGATGACAACTAACGCTATATCCCAGTTTATCGGTTCTGTCCTTGCAGAGAAAGCAGGCGGCGTTAAGCCTACTGTTAATCGTCCGAAAGTTGCTCGACCTAACCCGTACGACGACACTCGCATAGACATCAGTGATCGTTTTCGTCCGGAACAAAGTTACATTGATCCTGCAAGTTACAGATCGTCTGAAAGAGACGAAGCATCATACTCGGGGTCTCTTAACGTAACAGGCATGACTCAAAGTGTTGCTAATCAATTTGTTGGTGCGGGACGGGCATTATCTGGTGCTATAGCCCCTTCGGGTTTGAGCAGTTTTATGGGAATCGGTTCTGCCCTATCTTTGAAAAATCTGGAACGCATCGAAGGCAATCAACAGGCTGGCAAGGTTGGCAACGCTGTTGGCATGTTGAATGGCAGAATAATTGGCGTATCTCCTTCGCCTTTTGGGGGGTATGTTCTTTCTGGTGTTTTACCTTCAAATTTAACCCACGATCAACGTAAACAAATCATAAATCAACTATTGGATATGAATCCTACAACTAAAGTAGTGGGCGGAAAGTTGCCAACTAAAGACGATCCGAACCCGCCACCACCTACTGCCACATCTGATGTTGTAAACAAAATTAAACAAGGAATTGACCCTGAAGCAGCGGGATTTGAAGCGGGACTGGTCTCCGGCACATTAGGGGGCACAGGCACAGGTCGCACAGACGCATACGTTGGACAGGGTGGGGGCACACCCCCTGTTGCAACGGGCGTTGGAATGGGTGGCAAGGGCACAATAGTATCTAGAACCCCTCTTAGGGTTTCTCCGTCTTACTTTGGCGATATTACACCCGCTGCACCTGCACCGACCACCGGCAATCCTTTTACTGATGCAATCATACAAGGAATGGAGGGTGCAGCGGGGGCTAAAGTTCCTGATCCATTGAATGATCCCTCTGCCAGAGCGTCCATCACTACTGCAACGGACGCATCTCCGCCACCACCACCTCCTCAAGATGACAGCGACGACGACGACAGGCCGTCGGGCACCTCTTACAGCATAGGAGCGGGTGCGCCTGTGGACGCATTTAACGAACGTGTAAACCGGCCCGATCCGTCACCTCCCCCGTCTGATGACAGCGACGACGACGATGGCGGCGGCGGCAAGATTGTCTGCACAGCTATGAACCAAGCCTATGGCTTTGGCTCGTTCCGTCAAGCTATTTGGCTGGCACACAGTCGTGACATGGCTCCAGAGTATCAGGCAGGATATCACGCTATCTTCCAGCCCCTCGTTACATACGGATATGGCGGCACTACCACGCCCCGCAAGTTTGTCCGTGGCATTTTGGAGGGGATCGCTCGTCGTCGCACCGCAGACATTTGGATGCAGAAGAAAGGCAAACGACATCCGGTAGGACGCATTGAAAGAGCGTTCTGGGAGCCTGTTTGCTATGCTGTAGGGAGGATTGTTCTGTGTCTAAAGAAATGAAGAAGTATCAGCAGCGCATCGTAGGTCGCGTAAAAAAGTTAAGCAAAAAAGACTATGCTGCACTGCAGGACTTCATGGAGACATCCGCTGCACGGATTGTGCGGGGCGTTCTTGGTGAAGAACTATTTGATGGCATGGACGTAGATCAATACCGCAAGGGCGGGATTGTAAAGAAGAGCGAGGGCGGCAAGGTACAGAAGACAGGCTTTGTCGAAGGCTCTCCTGACAACTACGCCAAGGGCGATACTGTAGCCGATACAGTCAAGACACAGGTGCGTGAAGGCTCGTTTGTCCTCAATGCCCCCACCGTAGAGAAATTACAACAAGCAGGCGTGTTACCCAAGGGGGTTGACAATTCAAATAAAAAGGCTACAATAAAAGCAAACAAGGGCGGCCTGATGGACGTAGCGCTGTCGAAAGGCGAGTACGTCATCGAACCCGAAGAAGCCCAGCGCATCGGGTACTCTTTCCTCGAAAAGATAAATGATCAGGGCAAAGCCGAGGTAGATCGTCGGCAAGGCATGAATCAGGGCGGTCCCGCAGGCACAGACTTATCTGGCATTCCCCCTCTTGCAGCAGGTCTACGCCCTGCAATCAGGACAGATACTAAGCCTGAAGGATTTATAGCTACACCGCCTCCAATGCCCGACACTCCGATTCCGTCTCGTGATGAAGATACTTTCTTTGACACACGTTTTGGTGACATCAAAGATGCTATTAAGAACGTAGAGATAAAAGGATTTGAAAAAGACCCCTACATACGCACGGGTGCTTCGAGAGGCAAAGCTAAATCTTCTGCATTCGGACCTATGCAGCTTACCTATACTACACTAGAAGATTTTAAAAACCGCAGTCCTGAATACGGATTTTTAAGTGACGAGGACAAGGTCTACGTAGATGATCTAATACAACAAGGCAAGGACTTTGTTAATTATCAAAAATCCGGCGCAATCTTCAGGGATGGAAAGCGCGTAAATATATCCGCAAAACAAGCGAAAAAATTAAAGGCGTATGGCAGCGGCACCATTGACCGCGCCCGTCACGAAAAATCTTACGATGTTGTGGCCGATATGGTCCTTCGTCTCAAGTTATCAGATCACAACACTCTCAAAGAGGCTCTGGCCTCTTACGGTGAGGGTGCAGACTATGCAGAAAAAGTTCTTGCAGGTCTGAACTGATTAGTCAGCTACCCGCCAGTGCGGCCCTGACACAACCGGAGCGGCTACCTACACGCCAAAGTAGCCCCGCTAATGAGGTAAATAAAATGGCAAAAAAAGTTCGAGGCCACCGTGCCAACAAACCTAACGATTCCTTTGGAACAATCAACAGCGAAACTCTTTACAAGGGTGCCTACCGCGAGGAGGTATACCAAGACGAAGAGGACGAAGCTGTAGAACAACAAGCGGAACAAGTAGAGTCGGATGAAGAATCCGAACCCAACTTTACACAGGGTGCTGAGAAAGCGGAACACGACTACAAGAAGCGTTACGACGATCTCAAGAAGCACTACGATGCAAAGGTCAGTGAGTTCAAGGCAAAAGAACAAGAAATGACGGCGACCCTTTCACAAGCTACTCGCCAACAAAATATTTCTTTGCCCAAGTCACCTGAAGAACTCGAAGCATTCAAGGAACAATACCCCGACGTATACGATGTCGTCGAGACTATTGCAACCATGAAAGCGGGAGAACGTGCAGGAGAACTGGAAAAGGAACTCAAAACGATCCGCGAAAAGGAACAGAACACTAGGGTACAGGCCGCGTACCAAGAACTGACAAACAAACATCCGGACTTCAATGAATTACGTACGGATGAGCGTTTTCTCCAGTGGCTGGAAGAACAACCCGAAAACATCTCGGACGGCATCCTGAAGAACAACACTGACGCCCGTTGGGCATCTCGTGTTCTTGATCTTTACAAGGTCGATGCTGGCATCACCACTAAGAAGCGTACTAGGAAGAGCGAGTCTGCTGCAGCGGCTGTAAACTCTCCAAAGGCACGTGACATTACAGGTGAAGCAAAGGGAACTGATCGGATTTGGAAAGCCTCTGAAATCGGTCGAATGAAGCCGTGGGAGTTCGAGAAGCACGAAGCTGAACTCGACGCCGCACGGGAAGAAGGCCGAATAGACTACAGTAACTAAACCTCAACAAAGGAAGGAACAGACCAATGGCTTTTGGTACTGCTGCAGGTTATGGTAACCTGCCTTCCGGTAACTTTACACCGGAAATCTTTAGCCAAAAGGTTCTCAAATTCTTCCGTCGCGCTTCGGTTGTAGAAGACATTACGAATACCGACTACGCTGGCGAAATTGAGAACTTTGGCGACACCGTCCGCATTATCAAGGAGCCGACAATCACCGTCTCCTCGTATACTCGCGGCTCGGTTATCAACGCGCAAGACCTTGCTGACGATCAGATCACTATGGTGGTCGATCAGGCAAATGCTTTCTCGTTTAAGATTGACGACATCGAAGAGCGTCAGTCTCACATCAACTTCGAGGCACTTGCTACTTCTTCGGGAGCCTTCTCCCTGAAGCGTAAGTACGACGCTAACATCCTCGACCTCATGGCAACTGACGCAGGTCTCAACGGCGAGTCCACTGCTACCACCACCCAAATCTCGGGTATCGGTACGCTTGGTTCCGCCCTTGATATCGGTGGTGCATCCAGCCCCGGCGATACTGCTGTCAACACCATGCTGAAGATGGCAGAGGCACTCGACAACGAATCGGTTCCGGAAGAGAACCGTTGGTTCGTTGCTCCCCCGGCATTTTACAAGCACCTCTTCTCGGCTGGTGCGAAGTTCGCAGAAGTTCAGGTAACTGGCGATGCAACTTCCCCGCTGCGTAACGGTCTTGTCTCGCTGGGCAACATTGCTGGCTTCCAGTGCTACAAGTCCACTGCCCTCGTCTCGAACGCGGGTACGGATCAGGTAACGCTGACTGGCCTCGCTACGGACGGCTCCGAGAACGTGATTCTCGGTGGTCATATGTCCTCAACGGCTACCGCTTCGCACATTGCGAAGACAGAGGTTGTCCGTTCGACTGAAACCTTCAGCGACATCGTTCGCGGTCTGCATGTCTTTGGTCGGAAAGTTCTCCGTCC